ATATTATTCTAAAATAAATTTTAATTATATGAATCAAATAAAATTAATATATACTTATATTCCTGAAACATATACTACATTAAATAATATGTATAAAATACATAAAAAAAATCGTAGATCTTATCTTGATATTAAAAACAAATATGATTTATATATTAAATCTCCACAAATTATGAAAAAGTTTAAAAAAGATTAAATTATTATTATTATTATAAATGATCCAAAATATTCGAATTATGCCATGTAATAATTTTTTTTGTAAATGTGTTGAATATTTAAATTTTGGTAAATCTAAAGATTTAAATAAATACAAAAATTGTTACTTTAATATTACTCGTAATAATTTGAAAAATCTATCTAATAAACAAATAGATAAGTATGAAAAAAAATATTATACATCCAAATAATTATAAAAATAATGGAGACAACGGAGACAACGGAGACAACTTATATGATTTTTGTATTCATTTAATTTGTTTTAGTCTTATATGTATTATTATAATGATTTGTATTATAATATTATTAATATATACTAAATCGTATGATAATGGTTCATTAGACAAATAAATATTAGTATGTAATAATCTTGAATATTTTTTATATTTTTTTATTATAATGCATAATATTTTTACTACTAAAACTGAGAAAGATACAGATGACAAAGATACAGATGAAGATTATAAAGATGTATATGAAGATACTGATAGTGATAATGATCATAGTGATGATGATAGTGATACCAATAGTGATGATACGGTAAAACACTTTAATAGTGAGGCAGACTTATATTCAAATATAGATGTTAAAGATAATAAAGATAATAATATAGATATTAAAGATAATAATGTAGATGTTAAAGATATAAAACTTGATGATATAAAAGATAAAAGGAATGACAATGATGTAAATATATGTAATAAAATTAATTTAAAAAAATATAAATATAGTGAAGATGAAATAAAAATATTAATGCAAAGATTTAAAATTGAAACATATAATTTAAAAACATTATTTAGACATTTTCAACATAAATGTAGAAAATTAAATCAAAGTAAAAGTATTCTTGAATTAAAATATAAAAAATATAAATGGTGTCATAATTTTTGGAATATAGGTATTATTGGTATCTCTAGTATCTTAACACTTATTGAATCTAGCAAGTTAGTCTTTATTGATAATGAATCTGGTTCTACATCTGATATTTTTGATGATGAACTATTTCAAAAATTATTTACATTATCACCTATATTATTAGGTACTATTATCACTGGTAGTAGCAGTATTATTAAATTTAAAAAATATCAAGAACACATGGAAGAAATTTATATTTTAATTGATAAGTGCATCGGTATGTTAGCAAAAATAAAAAATAAAAAAGATGAAATTGATTTACTTAAAAAACATGGTAAAAAATTAACTGATAGTAATTTATATAAAGAAATTAATCATTTTACTGATGAAGTTAAAAATATATCAAACTTTTATAAATCTGATATTATTAAAGAATATTTGATTGTTTATCAAGACACAGAAAGATATATTGATTTTAAAGATTATGATAAATATTTACATACTATACACGATTCGGATTATAAGAGACATGTATTATATAAAAATAAAAATATGTTTTATAAAGAATATAATATTGAAAAACACAAAGAAAATATTGGTGATAAATATTTCAAAAATATAAAAGAAAAAAGTATGAACGGTAAAAGTAATATTAAAACATCTTGTTTTTAATGACCGCTATATCTCATACATCTTGGATTGTCACTTGTAAAACACATTAATCTTGTACATCCGCTCAATAATTTATTCTGAACCATACATGTATTACAACCATCATACCATAATATACAATTGTTTGGTATAGTCAATGGTTCTGGTGTAGGCGATACTTCATTACATTGACATATTTGACAACCATCGCTATCTATCATATTTCCAAATTCGCAATACATCATACACATCACTTCAGGACATTCTACGATTGGTGGTTCTATTTCTACTAAATCACAATTTGTCGGACATGCAATATTATATCCATTTTTTTGTTTTGTTAAACAATCATTGCAATCTATAAAATTATCTTCACATGGTGTTTCCCATTGCCTAATACAATCATTTGAACTCTCACACCAAGTATAACCAGCACTCGTTATACAATCGTGATTGTCTATGTTTCCTCCAGGCATCATATTTCCAACTATTACATTTCCAGTATATTGTGAATATACACTAAATATTTGTAAAAGTGATACTAATATTTTTAACATTTATAATTATACTATTATATTATTTTTAAATTATTTAAAAATATACTATTATAAATATACAAATGAATCTCAACCTTATTGCTCTTAATAATGTTCAAATCTTATCTAATCTTGATTTAAAAAAATATTATGTTGATGTTAAAGATAAGATTTTCTTAGAAGTTATGGAATATAACGATAGTAAAGAAAGTTTTGAAAATATTGTTGAATTAAAATCTCTTGAATATGCACTTTATTTTAGTTTTCATCAACTAATTAATATGCCAATGAGAGAACTAATTGAAGATTATACCCGTAAAGATGTATTAAATATGATGGATAGAGCTCTTAATAATATTTATCGTCTTTACGGCAAAGATGTATTTAATGATGAAAATGAACGTATTTATTATATTCTTGAAGACATTGATGAACTCATCTTTAAATGTAAAATTAATTTAAAAAATAATTATTGTAAATATAGATTTTTAGATGTATTTGATTATCTACTAACTGGTTTTAAAGTTTATAAACAAAGAAGTATCACGACTCTTTCATACTATAATAGTATTAGTGATGATGAACCTAAAGTATATCCTTTTAGAGATTTAGAGAGTGATAGTGATAACGATAGTGTCAACAATGATAATGATAGTGATAATGATAGTGATAATGATAGTGATAACGATAGTAATAACGATAGTGATAACGATAATGATAATAAACGCCAAAAACTAGAATAAATCTGGTATGTATCTAAAACTATCATTACTATATTTTGTAAATGTATATTGTGTGGTTGATGTATTTCCTATTGTAACATTGTCTCCATCATTTATTTCTTGACATCCTCGTTCATCTGTACATTTATCTGATGATTTAAATATTGGTATTTTTGTTGATAAATTGCTATCTAATGATGAATAATAATTCCAACTATTTGATCCTCTATATGTTTGTCTACCATATAATGGTCTGACATCATTCTGATTATTAACATTTGTTAATATTCCCATTTGTTGATAACTAGTAGGTTGTCCTCTTGTTCTTGTATTTATTGGTACATATCTTCTCGGTTCATGGACTACTCCTGGTGGTTCTAATCTACGTTCTATTTTTTCCTCATAAAAATTATTATCATTTATATATACTGGTCTTTCTATAATCTGTGGTCTTTCTATAATCTTTTCTACTATTTGTGGTTTTTCTTTATATACTACTCTAGGTTTATTACGTTCTAAATAAACTTTAACACCTAAAAATAGTGCAATCAATAATAATCCAATTGATATACATTGAATTAACCAATCATAATTTGTATCATCTTTACGATTTAAATCTATAATTGGCTTACCACCCCTTTGCTTGCTACTGCTACTATGTTTGCCAATACTACTACGTTCGATACTGCTACTACGTTTGCCACTCCTTTGCTTACTGCTGCTACTACGTTTTCCACTCTTTCTTTTTGCCATATATTATATCTATATATATTATTTGTATCTAATATAATTTGATTTTTATCGTATAGTATTATATTATACTATATATGGATATTAAATACATTGATTGGTCTCAGTTTTCTAATACAAATATAATTGAAAAAGGTGTATGCGAGGGTAAAATCTGTTGTATCATTGTTACATATAAAAATAAAAAGTATGTATTAAAAGAATTTAGTGATACTAGTAATTCAGGTATAGATTATGTAGTCATAGATGAATGTAAAAAATGCTTTGGATTAAATCATATGAATATGACCATTATCAAAAGTAATAAAGGTTTAGTTAAACTTGATGATACTACAAAAGGATATGCTTTTAATTGTAGTATTTCTGAAAAAGAATGTATTTATTATATGATGGATTATTGGGATAATATTGGTGATATGAGAAAATATATTGATATTGTAGATCCGAGTGTTGTATATGAATGTATTAAAATAATATTATTTAATGGTTTATTTCTAAGTAGTGATAATAATATACGTAATATTTTAATAAACGAAGATCATAAATTATTAAGTATAGATGAAGATGATTTATTTGGTAAAACTAAATTTATATTTCAAAAAAGTGTTTGGCCTAAAAAAGAAAAATTTAGAGATATGATTTATAGTATAATAGATGACTTCTTAAAAAATAAAGATACGATTAAATCAAACGTTAAAATGATATTTGAAAAATATAATTTTGATAAGATTGATGTGTTTAATGATAGATTGGATAATTTTAAAAATTTAGTCATATCTGAATTTTAAATAAATTTATATATTAATAATAATATAAATGACTGATTTTTTTAATAATTTAAAAAATATTGTTGAATCAGTAGATAAAAAACCAACAATTGTTAACCCAGATAGTAAATTTGTAGTTGTTACATACTGGTGGGGTCATGGTAATGTCAATAATAATATTGCACGACCATGTATATCTTTTTATGAAGATTTTATAAATAGATTAATAAATTCTGTTATTAAATTATTTGCATTATTACATAAAAATAGAAAATTAAGATTAAATCAAACAGAATTATTAAAACATTTCCCAGGACATATCATTCATATGCCACAATTTAAAGAATTTATAAATCAAGTTACAAATGAGTATTTCAATATTATGTATATTGATTTAGGTTACATTGATAATAAAGACCCACATAGATTTGAAAGTGCATTATATGATTTAGATTTAATGCGCAAAAATGATCCACTTGAATCTCCAAAAGAATTCGTTTTATTTGATGGAGTTACGGATGAAATGGAAGCAAAAAAAATTACTAGTAATTTTTTTAGAAATATTTCATTTACAATTATGACATTTTTAAAAGATGATATATATACTAAATTTTCTATATTAGGAAAACAAAGATTATTAAAATTAGAATATGAATCTTCCGGTATACATCCTGACGATGCTACATCATTTGTTAATATCTATACTAAAGAATACACTGATGTTATTCAAGAAATGAAAAAAAAACTAAAACTTAAAACTGTATTTGATGTTGGTGGTAAAGAATATGTTGATATGAATATTTTTGATATATTAAATGAAAAATTAAGATTTAGAAGTGGTCAAAAATTCCAAGATATGATTAGTAAGTGGGAAAATGAATGCGGTAAACATAATTGTAATTATTTACAAATTGAATATCCTGATTTTACTGGACCTGGTGGTTATCAAATGGCAATTAATGCTAAACCATTATTTATTAGACATGCTTTAAATTTATGTGATAATAGATCCGTATTATATATTGATGGTGATATGTTTATACGTAAATATCCACATATTTTTGATATGGATAATGTTGATTTTATGGCACGTGGTTGGAATGTTGATCCTAGAGCAAGTTATAACATTGGTACTAGTATTGTTTATGATCCTTACAAATTCGAAACATCCGGTGGCATTATGTATTATTCGCATACTCCTCAATCTAGAGAACTATTAGATATGTGGGTTAATGAAAGTGGTAAAGAAAGAAATATGGGTAAAGCAGATGATCGTATTTTATCCCTTATTTTTAATAGTAAAAAATTCTTATTAAATATGAATATAATTCAGTTACCAATTGAATATTTATGGTTAACTCTTGATTATGATGAGAGAATGTTGAATTTAGAAATTGCTGATGGTGGCTATGATTGGGATATTGAAGCTATGACAGATTCTATTATTGTCGAACATCCTGAATGTTTGACAAGTGAAGATACTGCTGCTGGAGCAGGTGCTTCTAATGATAGAAATCCTATGTTTCATGCTTTCTTAGATGCAGAAGAAAGTGTTGATCCTGTTTCTGAAGAATTTTATGAATATTTGTTTTTCCCTGATATAGAAATGGTTGATACATTCGGAACATATTTAAATTATATGCGCGATCAACATTATTTAGATGATGGTAATCCTATATTGGTTGATAAAGGTTTTGTTTTACCTGGCGAACCTATAGAAAATAATGAAAAACCATTATATATTACACCTTACAAAAATAAATATGGTAATAGATCTGATATTGCTGATTATAATATTCAATCTGTCAATTTCTTTGAAACAAAAAATATACTTCAATATTTTAATAACAATGAAATCGATATTAATGGACATAATATATTCTTATTATGTGAAAATGATGTAATTGATTTAGGTATTGAAATTTTCCCATTAATTATATATTTGATTGATAAGGGCAAAAATGTTGTTTTTCGTCCAAATGATTGTTCACCAGATTGTTATGTTGAATTATTAACTAATCGTTCCAAATTTATGGATGTTGTATTATTTCCCACTAGTGTTGGTGAAAATGTATTTAAACCTGAAATAAATTTATCTCAACCAATTTATTTTAGCAAGTCATCTGATTATAGTTTAATTGTTGATATATTATTAATGTTTGAATCATTACAAGATTTATCCAGTTATTTAAAATATGGTTCATATCAAATAATATCTCGTATTCGTATTGAATATGCATACAAAAATCCTCAATTAAAAGATGATATTTCAATAAATTATTGTAATGGACAATCTAAAAAAACATCTTCTAGAAGTACACTATCTAGAAGTACACTATCAAGTCAACAAAAATTGTTTGATGATTTCTTAACTGGTATAGATGATTCTGATTCTCATGATAGATTTGTTGATACATTTAAATCTAAACCTAAGAAATCTACTAAGAAATCTACTAAAAAATCTACTGCTAAAAAATCAAATACTAAAAAATCAAATACTAAGAAATCTACTAAAAAATCTACTAAGAAATCTACTAAGAAATCTACTAAGAAATCTACTAAGAAATAAATTTGAAAAATACTTTAAACTATCTTTATAACTATTATTTAAAAAATGAAACTCAATATTCTCTTGTGTCTTACAAATGATAATATTCTTGGTATCAAAAATGATCTTTATGTAAAACTTAAGGATGATTTAAAATATTTCAAACGTATTACTACTGATGATTATTATAAAAATAAATCTAATGTTGTTATTATGGGTTATAATACCTATAAATCTATTAGTAAATTATTTCCTGATGGTAAACTATTACCAAATCGTATTAATATTGTTATTACTCGCAATCATCAACAAGAATTAGATGAACTATCTATTAGTAATTTTCAGTCATTACATGATCTGTTTCAATATTTAGAATGTAAAATATCTGAAATTGGCAAAGTTTTCATTATTGGTGGATCAAGTATATATCAAGAAGTTTTTGAAAA